CCCAAAAGGGTGTTACACACCATCTCGTACGGTAATGAACCCCGTCTTGCCTGACGGAGATCTTCCCGTTCCGAAGATCGCCCTTAAGGAGACTCGCTAACAGCATGGGCCCGTTATAAAATCTCCGGCGTCCCTTGCTAAATGTACTGGAGCCCTCTTCGACTGAGTAGGTTCGAGGTTTCGCCCTAAAGGCCCTGTAAAGGACCTTCTGGTGCTTCCTCTTACCAGCCCATATTGAAGAGGGAACTCTAAGACCGGAGTCCATATTCTCAGCGTAGGGAACGAGCGGAAGGTTCTCGCCTTCCAACAACGTTCTCATAGTCTGAGGTATAGATATCCCTGTCCTAAAGGTCCAGTCGTTCAACAAGTTCGCGACGACCGCTACGTCTTGTCGCGACGTTAACCTTTTAAGGTAAACGCCGCGCACGTCATGCCCACGAAAGTAGTCATGACCACAAGATTCGCGGAAGTGTCCTGTGTTAAAGGACTTCGCTACATTAACCTCAAGTCCAAAGGCGTGCAAGGATCTAACGACAAGATCATAAGCCTCACGGCAAACGATGATGTCGTCTCCAAACACACCCCAGTTCCCGGGGATAATTGCGTGGTTCGCTAAACCCAATCGGTTATCCGATAATCGGATCCCTAGGGTCGCATAGCACGCGCGAACGATACTGCTCAAGATGATCGTCATCATGGGGAAGGTAAAACCATTCCCCATCGTACTAATCATACCTAAGCTGACCGTCAGACCGTAATCAGGTAGAACTGTATGACCCACTCGTAGCTCCATTAACGTCTCGAAGACGTACCTGGGCAGGAGTGTGGCGCACAGTTCCACGCTGATCAAGTCCGACGCACTAGACAGGTCAAGGGTGGCGAAGTCGCCTCCCCGTGACCCGTTGCGTGCCAGTACGCGATTGTACTCGGGCTGATTGGATAGATCTATTTTCCAGAGCTCTTTGAGTCTATCCCTAAGGATTGACTCAAGGCCTAGTTGGTAGAACATATTCAAATTCGGCTCGACACAAATGGCGCGATCAGTATCGACATTCTTCGGTACGAATGTCATCTTGCTCGCATCGATTACATGAACAGGGTAGGCCGATTGGGTGGATCTCAGGATTTCTCCTGCCTCCCACAGCGGCCATCCTGCTATGTAGGACCTAAACATCAAGTATAGGTCCGCGGATGACGTAGTCAATTGCTGAGGGCTCCCGAACTTCGAGTAGAAGTCGGTACCCTCACCTCCAATTGAACTACCCGGTCCATTCCTACCTCTCTCTAATATCTCACGATACGATGAGAAAAGAAGGTTAGGGCCAGAATGGAAAAAGCGATCGAGGTTCTGGATCGTTCTGGAGAGAACGTCCGAGAGCTCGGAATCGCTAGACCATTCCCATTTCCAGACCTTCGCCCGGGCGTTAGCCTGCAAGAAGGTCAAAGCGGCACGATCAGTAGCGACAGACGCTGACTTTACGAGAGGTAGTCGTTTCTTTAGAAACGACCTCTGTATCGCCAGCGCTGCAACTCTTATGTGCTCTGGAAAGGGCTCCTTGGTAAAGGGAGACGTCTCCGCAACAAGTTGGTCGAAAAGAGCGTTAGAGTCTCTCATACGCTCCACGACCCCAAATGTCCTAACCTGCGATCACAGGGACTGGAAGTCCCATCGACTGCAGGAAGGGCGTCAACATGTAAACGAGCAAGCCGATGAAGGCCCTCTCGTTCCACTTCTTGCCGGGGAACATTTAGGCTTCCCCGGTAAGCGCAGTTTCGCCGATTTCGGCGGACATCTGCGACAGCGCACCGATGTGCGCGGAAATCATGGCCCTCAGATTCGAGGGGTCCGCGAGATCCGCGCCGGCAGGGATGTTGAACTGCGTCCGAACGGACGCAAGGACAGCAGCCTGCCCGGCGAGCGGCGTCACACCCTTGCGGGTATTGACGACGTAAGTGTTGACGGGAACATTCGGGAGCACTCCGTTCGCGTTTAGCGAAGGGAGTCCGCGGATGTTTGCCGGCCGAGAAACCAGCAGAGAGAATGGTCGACTCGCAGAGTGGACATCCACAGCACCCGGTTGGGTGCCGCCTTTGGCAGTAATCGTACTCACCTTCCCGTTGGGGAAGGTGACCGAACTGGCCGTGGCAGTGAATGTCGGGCTCGTAAAGCCACCGTTTTGTGCGGTACCGTTGATAGTACCGGGCACGTTGAGCATTGCAGCTTCTCCGA